AATAAAGTAACACCTTAAAATATATACATATGTACGTTAGTAAATACTACACTTGCGAAGAGATTGACCAACGGCTATTACAGGGTTATTATGACGACTCTTTGGCTCATGGTTTTGTTGGAACTCTTAAAGAGTTCTGGGCATTCTTCTTATCGATTGCAAACAAGGTAGATAAGAAAGAAGGTTGGGATTTGTCAGAAAACAACTTCTCTGATGAATTGCTAGAAAAACTGAATGGAATTGAGGAACATGCTAACTACGTTACTAAAGTTTCTCAACTAGAAAACGACTTGAAATATCAAACTCAAGAACAAGTTGAGAAATATATACATGACTTAGTAGATGGTGCTGATGATGCTTTGGATACATTGAAAGAATTGGCTGAAGCATTAAACAATGACCCGAACTTTGCTACCAATATCACTAACCGATTAACCGAATTACGTACTCAATTAGAAGCTGAGGTAACCAGAGCTAAGAATCGTGAAAACGAATTAGCTTCTCAGATTAAGATTGTGAACGATAACTTGGTTAACTCAGTTAATACGTTGAATGCCACTATCATTAAAGTAGTACAGGATATTACTAAGATGATTGAAGCAATCAATGGTCGTATTCAAAAGGTAGAAGACCGGGTTGGTGATTTGGAAGTAGAGACCGACAATAACCTAACTGAAGCTAAAGAATATGCTAAGGAACTGGTAGAAAAGGAAGCTGCTGAACGTAGAGCTGCTGATGAGAAATTAACCGAAGCTGTTCATCAAGTACAGTTAGACCATACTAGGGATATTGCCGACTTAAATAATAAGATTCTGACCGAGGCTTCAGAAAG